AAACAGGATATAGATACTGCTTGTAGTTTAATATTATCTGAAATAGACAAGAGGAAAACTAAGATTAAAACCAAAAAAGACCTACAGAACATAGCTAGAATATCTGTAGAGAACGAAAGTATTGGAAACAAGATAGCTGATATGATATGGGAACTCGGAGAAGATGCAGTAGTCAATGTAGAAGTTTCACATGGCACAGACATAGACTTTGAGATATTTGGAGGTGCAAAGATAAATGGAGGTTGGGCTTCTGAATACTTATGTACTGACAACAAGGAAGCTGTCCATGAGACACCTAATATATTGGTGACCAACAACAAGATAGACGATGCCAGACAATTACAACCAATCATTAAGATGCTAACAGATGCAGGTAAGAAAAACCTAGTTGTTGTTTGTGAGTCATACGATAAATCAATCCTGATACCTATTGTCCAGACACATACAATGACACCGTTTAAGATACTTCTAGTTAAGTCAACTAATTTCAATCAGGCAGGTTATCTCCTAGATGTCCAAGAACTAATTGGTGGTAAGGTAGTGGACAAAGATAGGGGGGAATATATAGAGCAAGCAACCCTTGATAGTCTAGGAACCTGCACAAAGGTAATATCAACAAAGGATGACACTATCTTCATGGGAACAAAGAAGCCTTCTAAGTCTTATGTTGACCAAGTCAAAGCTGAAATTAAATCAGTAGAGTCACAATTTGACAAGGACAAGCTACAGAAAAGACTAGCATTTATAAACTCAGCTGTAGGTGTTATTAAAGTAGGTGCTGAATCAGATACAGAGAAGGAGTATCTTAAATTAAAGGTTGATGATGCTGTTTATGCAACTAAGGTGGCGCTAGAGGATGGGTATGTAAAGGGAGGAGGTCTAACACTTAAAGAGATAGCTGATAGCATGGATGAAAACATACTAACAGAAGCAATCAAATCTCCATATAATCAAATCAATAAGAACGCTGGTAGAGTATTGGAAATATCAGATGATATAATCGACCCTGCAAAGGTTACAAAGAACGCTGTAATGAATGCTTGCTCAGTAGCTAAGATATTTATAACTATAGAGGTTGCTATTACCGATAAGACAGAGAAGAAGAAAGACGAGTCGCTAGACGAATAATACAATGTGTAGTATAATAAATAGATAAACAGATAATATACTATAAATACGATGCCATTTACTAAAGGAGACCCAAATATAAATAGACAAGGAAGACCAAAAGGAAAAACACTAAAAGAGTTTGCTAGAGAAATGCTGATGTCTATGTCTGATGAAGAAAAAGTAGAATATATGTCTAAGCTACCAAAGGAGATAGTTTGGAAAATGGCTGAAGGAATGCCTGATACTAAAACTGATGTAACATCAGATGGAAAACCTATAATAGTATTATCAGCAGAGATAGCTACTAAACATGCAATTACACACAGCACAGAGTCTGATAGCTAAAGACCTACATAGATTCAGAGTATTGAACTGTGGTCGTAGATTTGGTAAGACTTTTCTAGCAATAGAAGAAATGCTTGGATATGCTATAGCAAAAGGTGATAGGAGAGTTTGTTACTATGCTCCGACAAGAGATGATGCAAGAGATATTGCTTGGTTGATGCTCATAAAGAAATGTGAGAATATAATCAAGTACAAGAACGAGTCCAGGTTAGAGATTAAGATAATGACAATTGATGGAGGTGAATCACTTATATCATTATATGGTTGGGAATCAGTACAAGAACGTGGAAAGGGTAGAGGTCTAGCTAATGACTTCTTAGTGTTAGACGAGGTTGCTTCTTATAGAAACTTTTGGGAAGGCTGGAATGATGTATTGTCACCTACTCTTATTGACCATAAAGGTAGTGCATTGTTTATCTCAACACCTAAAGGATTCAATCACTTCTATGACTTGTTTAATATGCAAGATAAGAACCCAGACTTTAAGTCTTATCATTTTAGTACCTACGACAATCCACATATTCCAAAAGAGGAGATAGAAAGAGAAAAGATAGGTAAGCCTGAAGATTCATTTGCTCAGGAGTATATGGCAGACTTTCGTAAGACTGAGGGATTGGTGTATAAGGATTTTGATAGGGTAAGACATATTTACGATGACTTCACAAAGCAAGGACAGATAATTAAACGAATAGCAGGAATAGACTTTGGATTCACTAACCCTACTTGTGTGCTAGAGATTGAAATAGACTATGATAATACATACTGGATTAAGTCCGAGTGGTATAGACGAGGTAAGACTAACGCTGAAATCATAGAATATGTAAAGACTATAACCTTAGATGCGGTCTATCCTGACCCTGCTGAGCCTGACAGAATACTAGAGATGTCTAACATGGGATTAAATGTCCAAGAAGTATCAAAAGACATATCAAAAGGAATAGATAGTGTTAGACAATTATTTAAAACTAACAAGATAAGAATACATCAGTCGTGTGCTAACCTAATATCAGAGCTAGAAACTTACAGATACCCTGAGAAGCGTGCTAATAGCAATGAGCAAGAGAATCCAGTCAAGGAGAATGACCACTCACTTGATGCTTTACGTTATGCGCTATTTAACACAGCTCCAATAGTAGTTGAGGATGAGGATAGCCTATCTCTATATAGTTGGTCATTTAAATAATGTGGTATAATTACTCAACATGGCAACACTAAACTCCGAGAAAGAACAAGAAGCAATTAAGATAGTAACTAGCGAAAGAAATCAATGGCAGGAATCAACTGTCTGGGTTACTGAGCGTGTAGCATTTAGAATGAGAGAGATGATTAGATATTTCCGTAAGAACTACTGGGGAGTATTTGACCAACCTATTGACACACACACAGGTAGAGAGAAGACTTGGGCTCCGCTTACTCAAACACTTGTTGAGGATGTAACTAAGAACATAGACATCAACCAAAGAGATATGAACTTCAGAGCTAAGAAATCTGAGGGTATTCCTATTACAGAACTAACTCGTAACTTTATCAAAGATTGGCTTGATAGTGTTTACTTCGGGCGCACACTTGATGCTATGGAAAGAAACCTATGTATCGACGGTACAGCTGTATGGAAAACATGGGAAGAAGACGGTAAGGTTAAGCGTGTAGACGTTGACCTATTGAACCTATATATCAATCCAACAGAGGAGTCTATTTACGAGGCTTATCGTTTCACTGAAAGGAGTCTAATCACACCAAGTGAGGTAGCTCAAATGGATTGGGAGAATAATAAGGATATAATGGGTTCTAACAATCTTAATCCTAATGATAGCGCTATTGGTGCAGCTGACAATCGTTCAACAGGATACTTTGTAGATGTCTGGGAGATGTGGGGTAAGATACCTAAATGGTTGGTTCACAGCACAGCAGATAGAACTGAGGAGATAGACGGACACATTATCGTTTCAGGTCTTGATGGTAAAGAAGTTCGTGTTCACTTGATTGAGGAGAATACTAACATTGACTCACAAGGTGTAGCTATCAAGCCATACGAAGAAGTATGGGCAGCTAAGATTGCAGGTAGATGGTATGGTCTCGGAATTGCTGAAAGAGTTATGGCTCTACAAGAATGGCTCAACATTGTCGTTAATACTCGTATCAATCGTGGAACATTAGCACAGCTTGGACTATGGAAAGGCAAGAAAGGTGGCGGTATCACTGGACAGATGGTTAAGAACCTTATCTCTAATGGTATTATAATGCTCAATAACCTTGATGACTTACAACAAGTACCTATTGCTGATGTACCTATGTCTGCTTATAAGGATGAAGAAATCGTTTGGGACTATGCTCGTAAGGTTACAGGTGCTTATGAAATCTCTACAGGTTCTGAGCTACCATCATCAATGCCTGCTACAAGCGCAGCAATTCAAAACAAGAATGCTATGTCATCATACACAATGATACGCAACTCTATTGGAGATTTTCTAGAGAGATGGATTGAAAGACATGTATTACCTATTAAGGCTAAACACTTAAAGTATGGGGATATAATTCGTTTCTCATCATCTGACCAGAACTACAAACAAGTAGTTGAAAGAGTAGTAGCTAACCTTGCTAACAAAGCTATTGAGGAGTCTTATAACTCTGGTATTATGCCTGGACAAATGGAGATACTGCAAGCTATGGATTCAGCAGAACAAAAGATGTACGCTCAACCTGAACTCTTGGTTAAGAACGTAGATAAGATTATGGCAGAATGCCTTGACGCTGACTTCTTTGTTACTAACGAGGAGATTGACCCTGCTGTTGTTGTACCTAACCTAATGAATACACTCTCTATTGCACCTGAATACCGAGACTTTACCATTAAGACTATCTATGACTTACTTGGACTACAGACACCTACTAAACAAGAACTACCGCCACAAGAAGGACAAGCACCTAGTGGAGATATAAATGCAGGAGCTACAGCACCTGAGAACACTCAACAAGCCCTTACACAAGCATTAACATCATCAGGNGTACCATCACCTTATGGAAACTAAACTAGATAAAGAGACTGGAGTTATTGTAGACGAATTAAAGCAGATAACAGATTTTACGAATAGTAAAGGGTTTGCTATAATACAAGAGAGATTGTTTAATAAAATTGCACTACTAACAGATGTGGGAGATTTACCAGATGATATGTCTCCTGATAGTCTAGTAATTGAAATACGAGCAAGAAAGAAAGCAATAACTCTTATTCACGATTGGTGGAAAGAGGATGTTATAGGTAGTAAGAACCAACTAGAAAGTGTTACTACCTCATACAACAGTAAGCCCTGGCTAATAAACGAACAATAGTCTCTCCAAGTTACCCTACTTGGGGAGGTTATCGAACTTTCCCTTTATTAGTTAAACTTATTAGTTCATTACAAAACGCTAATAAAAACAAAAAATAATTATGGAAAATGATTACTTTACTGAAGACGAATTATCTGGTGATAGTACTAACGACAACGTTGAATCATCAGCCTCAGAATCAGCAGAATCTACCGTAGCACCACAACCTTTTGATGGTCTTAGTCTAGCAGAGCTTAACGCAACACTAGGTAAGAATTTCACATCAAAGGAAGCGGCACTTAAATCTTTCAAGGATACTTATGCATTCGTGGGAACACGAAAAGATAAGGTTCGGGAGGAGGTACTCGCTGAATTAGGAGACAAAATCGTCTACAAAGACCAGTATGAAACTGATATGTTCTACAAGGACAACTCACAATATTCTGGTATGCGAACCGTCATTGACGCATTCGCAAAAGCAAACGGACAAAGACCTAGTGAAGTGGTAAACACAGATGACTTCAAGAAACTTTTTGAAGGAGTATCTGGCTACGAGAAAGCCCAGAAAGCACGAACTGTTTTATCAAGCAATCCTCGTATTGCATCATCTTCTAATCACATGCAAGAAGCTATTAAAGCTGCCAACTCTGGAGACCAGAGCGCAGTAGAAGCCAATGTACTAAATGCAATTAAAGAAGCATACGAGATGTAGTTCTAATTACAAATTCACATGTCTCTAGCAAATACACTTTTAACTTACGGTGATGTTAACCGTAAAGAAGACGTAGTATTGAATTCTATTGAAATTCTTACAGCAGTAGAGAACACAGTTCTCAATGCTCTAGGAAAGACAAAGGCAATCGACACTGTCCACTCATACTTGGTAGATACACTTGCAACAGCAGGTTCTCTAGCAGTTCAAATGGGCGCTGACTTTACAACAGCAGCACTTACAACTCCAGTACGACTAACAAACATCGTACAAGAAGTTGCAAAGACTATCATTGTTTCTCGACCACAAGAAGTAATTCAACACTATTCAGGACAAAACGAGCTTGACCGTCAGCTATCTAAGTCTCTTAAAGACTGGGGTAACGCAGCTGAGTTCGACCTCGTTCGTTCTACACAAGTATCTGGTATCTCAGGTACAATCGCAAAGATGGCTGGTATCATCGCTGCAATCAGTAAGTCTACAAATACTACTGCTTTCACGTCTGGTACAGTTTTCTCCGCTTCAATCCTTGATGGGCTTATGGCTGACAACTGGGACAACTCAAACGGAGAAGTAGCAACTGACCTTTTGGTTGGTTCAGTTATGAAGCGAGTAGCAGATACATTCGTTCAGAAGTCTAACATCGTGGTTAATAACCCAGGTGGTCAGTCTACTATCGTTCGTACAGTTACAACTTATGAAACATCAATGGGAACATTGACTATTCAGAAGCACCGATACGTTCAGCAAACAGCTGATGCAACAGGACGAATCCTCGGATTCCGACCAGAAAAGCTCAAAATCGCTTATTTGGATATGCCTTACATCAAGCCTCTAGCTGAAGCAGGAGCTTATGCTAAGAAAGCAGTTTATGGTTCTATGACTCTTGAAGTCCGAAACCAAGATTCTAACTTCTTCGCATCAGGATTCCTAAAGTCTGTTTAGTACTTAACTAAACTCTAATTATAAATTAGTTGTGCTTGCCCTCCTTATTCACTTTGAGTTGGGCAAGACAAAGTGAACGCAACTATGCAAAACATACAAAACAAGATTAAGAACATAGTATTTGGGTATAAGGAATTATTCCCTGAAGAATACAAAACCTCGGTACAAGCGATAGAAATGCAAAGAAGAATAGTAAAGGATGAATACGCTTCAATAGGGGGTGGTAATTTACAACGAGCTATATTAGAATACCCAGAGACATTATCAACAATGTTAATCCAACAACTAGATGTTGATGGACTAACTTATTTTAAAAGCAAAGAAGGAGCAAGGTGGTTTGCAAAGCAATTCCCAATGTTCTCACTAGCAGAGAAAATCTAAATGAAGATAGCACTAGCGTTAATAGTGAAAGGTACTGATGAGGAAGCAACACTTCTTGATAGGTGTTTATCAAATATGTCTGACAACGTCGATGGGATATTTATAACATCAACATACGCGAAAGGACAAAAACCTAATAAACAAATAGATAAGATATGCCAAGTATACGGAGCTAACATCTCATACTTTGAGTGGCAAAAAGACTTCTCAAAGGCTCGTAACTACAACTTCTCACAAGTACCTAAGGAATATGAATACATCCTTTGGTGTGATGCTGACGATATGTGGCGTGGACTTGAGAAACTAAAGGATACAATAGATGCTAATAAAGGTGTTGATGCCTTTGCTTTTTGGTATCTATATGACTTCGACCAGTACAAAAACCCAGTGGTCTGTCACAAGAAAACACAAGTCGTTAGAAACGATGGAACATTTAGCTGGCATGGTGAGCTTCATGAAGACTTGATTGAAAATAGAAGTGTCAATATTAAATTCATCGAAGGTATAGACCGTATGCACTTTACTAATGATGAGCGTGTCAAAGAAGCTAAGACTAGAAACATTGATGTATCAGAGAACCAGGTTGAGCTTAATCAAAACGACCCTAGGGCTTACTTTAACCTAGCTAATAGTTTCTTTGGTGCAGGAAAGCATAGCCTAGCTATAACTCAATACTTAAAGTTTATATCCATGTCGCAATCAGATGATGAGATATACATTGCTCGTATGCGACTAGCAGAGTGTTATTCAGCAGATGCAGAGCGTGAGGGTGCTATAAATCAAGCCAGAATCGCTATAGGGACATTTCCTCAGATGCCTGATGCTTACCTACTACTTGGTAGTTTAATGTTTGATTTTGGGCGTTGGGATGATGCAGAGTTTTATACACTAACTGGTATTCAAATTAAACCGTTGTATCATAAAATGATTGTCTTTAATCCTAGAGACTATGACTATAATCCTATGATGTTATTGGTTAAAACATACTTTAAGAAGTCAAGACCAGACCTAGCGTTGCCTATGCTTAATGGTTGTATGAAGATATACCCTGACAATAAAGAACTAGGTCTTATAAGAGATGGACTAGATAAAGAAGTTAAAAGACTTGAATCGGTTATTGGTATTGCTAAAGATATAAGTAAGATTGAGGATAAGGACAAACTAAGAAAGGCTATCAATGACCTTGATGCAGATATACGTTCACATCCATATATTGCTAAGGTATACAATGAAAACTTTATCGTTACTGAAACATCTGGTAATGATATTGCTTACTATTGTGGATACACAGAGCATATCTGGGATGCTAAATTGTTTGAAACAAAAGGCTTTGGCGGTTCAGAGGAAGCAGTGGTAAACCTAGCAAGACAATGGGC